CCTATTACATCGCACTTGAACCTGACTCCACCTTCGGATGACAACAATCAATAGATGTAGATTGATTGGAAGTATTTTACTTATCATTGGATACTTCCTAGTTCTGTATGTTGATGTTAGAATGGGATGTACTGCTAGGTTATGTGGAAACCTACTCGTGCTTCCATTTTCAATAAACTGTAAAGCATATGATATAGCATCTGTATCTTCTTTCTTTGCAGTGATTGACATCACCAAGATTATTCAACTTTCATCATGAACATTTTTGCTACCCATCCAGATCCCTTGCTTTCTGCTAGGGTTCTACCCGACAAGCATATTGTCAAAATGCCTCTGGAATCATGCCAGATGCTTGCTATCATATACTCTCATTGGTATTATGACTGGGGCACACTGCCTAAGGCAAATGGTGCTCCATACGCCACAGAGAAAGGTGCATTTCGCAATCACCCTTCTACCAAGTGGGCAGCAGCATCAATCTACAATACTGCTTGGTTGATTCAACATGGGTGTGCTATGGCAGAAGAGTACACTCATCGGTATGGTAAG